AGAGAAACCAGACTTTGAAGCCTTTCTTAGTGAGATGCAAACTATCTACGAAAGTAAAGCAGGTGAGCGAGGTATCTTTAGCAGGATAGCTGCACAAAAGATTGCAGGAAGGAATGGACGTAGAGATCCTGATAAAGACTTTGGTACTAATCCTTGTAGTGAGATTATACTTAGATCTAATCAGTTCTGTAATCTATCAGAGGTAGTAGTTAGGGCTGATGATAGACTAGATTCTTTAAAAGAAAAGGTTCGTATAGCTTCTATTATAGGTACACTACAAGCTACACTTACAGACTTTAGATATCTTCGCAATATATGGAAGCGTAATACAGAAGAAGAAGCTTTACTTGGAGTAAGCCTTACAGGTATTATGGATCACTTAACTTTAGGAGGTAAAAACCCACAAGCACTAGAAAGAATGTTAAAGGAACTTAAAGATGTGGCAATCAATACTAACAAAGTATGGGCAGATAAGCTTGGGATTAATCAATCAACCGCTATTACTTGCGTTAAGCCAAGTGGGACTGTCTCTCAGCTTGTTAATTCTGCTTCTGGCATACATCCTCGCTTTTCAGAACATTATATTAGGAGGGTACGAAGTGACAGAAAAGATCCTCTTGCTGTGTTTATGGCTACCACTGGCTTTCCTTTTGAGCAGGATGTTCATTCACCCGAATCTCTGGTATTTTCTTTCCCTATAAAGTCTCCTAAGAAAAGCGTTACTGTAAGAGAAGTAGGAGCTATGGAACAGTTAGAGCTATGGAAGGCTTACCAAAATCATTGGTGCGAACATAAACCAAGTATAACTATTTACTATACTGACGATGAGTTTCTTCAGGTAGCTCAGTGGATCTGGGAGAACTTTGATCTATGTAGTGGTATATCTTTACTTCCTTATAGTGATCATGTATATCAACAAGCTCCCTATGAAGAAATAGATTCTGATAAATATAAAGAGTTACTTAAAGCCATGCCCAAGAATATAAACTGGGAAGATTTAAAAGACTTTGAAAATGAAGATAACACTATAGGATCTCAGGAACTTGCTTGTGTAGGAGGAGCTTGTGAACTATAAAGAAGGGAACCTACTGTCCTTTAAGATCTTAGTAGACGAAACCGGGAATATAGTTACAGAGTTAAGCGGTGTTCCTTTAGATAAATTAAAAGATATCTTTAAAGGAAATGAATTAATTTTAATTAGAAGAATATTAAGTGAAGCTCGTCCTAAATTGGAAGGGCTTCACGAATATTTAGAGGATCAGTTAGACTCTACTATTACCATTTAACTTTATGTGACCAGTATCTTGCTGAAAGCTTTGAAGGGTTGGAGTCTTGGGCATTGTGTCTGGCGTAGTAACTTTTCTTCCTTGCTTTATCTTTGGCTGTTTTAGGGTTCTTTCCTGCTCCTCTAACTCCTTGTTGTCCAAAGCGGATTGTTTTAATTTTGTCTCCCTGTTTTGCCACAACCACATGGCTCTTCGTCTTATGTTTCGGTGTACGTTTTGGTTTGTTATAGCCACTAACTCCTGCCCTCGCTAGTCTAGGATCACGTTTTTTAGCTTTACCGCCTTTCTTATATTCTTCTAACATAATTATTTCCTATAGGATCTAGTTTTCTTAGCAATCTTTTTAGGTTGTTTACTATGTTGTTTACCTTTCTTTGTATCTTCTCTTTTCTTTTTAGTAGTAGCAGCATATTCTTTAGAAGATAAAGCTTTAATAGCTTTCTCAGGTAAATAACGCTCACCAGTTTTACTAGACTTCTTGCCTGATTTAGTTCTCCATTTCTGAGCAGTCCAATCTTTAAGACTTCTTTGACTTTTTTTGAGTGCCATTATTGGTTATGCCTTCTATCTTTTTGTTGTTTAATATAAAGAGCTTCTTTTTTTTTAGGCTTTCTTTTTTGCTGTTGTAGTTTTCTTGCCATTGCTATGCATCTTTTGAACAGAAAAATTAGCAGTAAGACTTGCACCTTTATGAGGTACAAACTTACCTGTATGCTTCATAACTTTAAAAGACCCATCACTTTGTTTCATCCAGTGATAACCTTTAGGAGCTTTAACTTTCATGTGTATCCTCCTCCTGCATCTTTATAAGCTTT